GCAATGGTATGTATGAGCCTGAGTTTGTATCACTTAAGAGGTTAAAGGAAATGTATGGGTAAGCGTAGTGACTTTGAGAGGATACCAAGAGATTACTACCCTACACCAATAGAAGCTGTTGAACCTCTTATAGCCCATTTACCATATGAGAAGTTTGACTATGTAGAGCCTTGTGCTGGTGACGGTAGACTGATACACCACATACACGAACTAACAGATGGTCTAGGGGAATGTTTATACGCCTGTGACATAGAGCCTAGACACCCAGACATCAAGCAAATGGATGCTCTGGAAATAAGTTTTGGTAGTCAGTATAAGGTTCTTGATCTCTGTATTACTAACCCACCGTGGGAAAGAAAGTTCTTACATGCTTTCATAGATCACTGGACGGAGATATGCCCAACTTGGTTGTTGTTTGATGCTGATTGGGCGCACACTAAACAGTCTGCTGCACTTATGACTTATTGTACAAAGATCGTAAGTATAGGCAGAGTTAAATGGATTGAAGGTAGCAAGATGACAGGTAAAGACAACTGCGCTTGGTACTTATTCGATAAAGACAATAGAAACGCACACACAGAATTTTATGGAAGGTTGATGTAATGCTTACAGCGAAAGATATGAAAGACATGATTGATATGTATTCTCAGTTTGTAGAAGACAAGATGCTTACAAAAGGCCGTGAGCGGTTAATTGAGAATGCCCTAGGTCTTACTGGCGAAGCTGGTGAGGTATCAGAGAAGATCAAGAAATTGTTTCGTGACAACAGAATTGATGATGATGCAGTCTTAAGAGAATTAGGTGACGTACTGTTCTATACAGTAGCACTATCCAACATCTTTGGTGGCAGTTTGATTAAGCTTATTGAATTGAACATGGAGAAGTTGAATGAACGTGTAAAGAATGGTACACTACAAGGATCAGGAGATAATCGGTGAGTAAGAAACAATCAGGCATGTCGTGGTTCTGGCGTTACATGAACTACCTTGCGACATGGCGAAGTCACCGAATAGCAATTAAACAGTTAAACCAGTTGACCGACAAAGAGCTATATGATATTGGAATAGCTAGGTCAGACATTGATCGAATGGTCTGGTTAGAAGAAGATAAGACTATGAGAGCGAGAGGAAAAGCTGAAGATGAATAATTACCTACCAACTGACTACCAGACTTTTATTGCTAAATCTCGCTACGCTAAATACATCGACGGTAAGGGCCGTGAGGATTGGGGTGACACAGTAGAACGCTACATGGATAATGTGGTACGTCCTAAAGCTGGTAACGATTCTTATGTGAATCAACTACGGGATGCTATCTTAAACCTAGAGGTTATGCCCTCTATGCGAGCTATGATGACTGCTGGCCCAGCACTGGCCCGTGACAATACCGCTGGATACAACTGTAGTTACTTGGCTGTAGATGATCCTAAAGCATTTGATGAGGCCATGTTTATCTTGTTGTGTGGCACAGGTGTAGGCTTCTCAGTAGAGAGGCAGTTCATTCAGAAGCTACCAGAGGTTCCTGAGCTATTTGAGAGCGACACAGTGATTGTAGTTAAAGATAGTAAAGAGGGTTGGGCTAAAGCCTTTAGGCAAGTCCTTGCGCTTCTCTGGGCTGGTGAGATCCCTAAGTGGGATGTATCTGCTGTACGCCCTGCTGGTGCTAGACTTAAGACCTTTGGTGGTAGAGCATCTGGCCCTGCACCTCTAGTTGAGTTGTTTAACTTTGCAGTTACTACTTTCAAGGCTGCACAAGGACGTAGGCTATCTTCTATTGAGTGCCATGACCTTATGTGCTTCATTGGTCAGATTGTTGTAGTTGGTGGTGTTCGTCGTTCAGCTATGATTAGCCTGTCTAACCTATCAGATGACCGTATGCGTCATGCTAAGTCAGGACAATGGTGGGAAACAGCAGCCCATCGTGCATTGGCTAATAACAGTGTGAGCTACACAGAGAAGCCTGACATGGAGACATTCATGCGTGAGTGGCTTGCATTAGTTGAAAGTAAGTCAGGTGAACGTGGGGTCTTTAATCGTCAAGCAAGTAAGGTACAGGCAGCTAAGAATGGACGTAGAGATCCCAACTATGAGTTTGGCACTAACCCCTGTAGCGAAATTATCTTACGACCAAACCAGTTCTGTAATCTAACAGAGGTTGTAGTACGAGCTACAGATACTATTGATGACTTAGAGCGTAAGGTACGCCTAGCTACAATACTAGGTACTATCCAATCGTCTATGACTAAGTTCCCTTACCTACGAAAGATCTGGAACAAGAACACAGAAGAGGAGAGACTACTAGGTGTGTCTTTAACAGGCATTATGGATAATAGACTAACTACCAGTCAGAATGCTGGCCTTGATAAAACATTAGAAAGATTAAAAGAGGTTGCAATATCTACGAATGCTGAGTGGGCTGAACGCCTTAACATCCCTGCTTCTGCTGCTATCAGCTGCGTGAAACCATCGGGTACAGTTTCGCAGTTGGTGGATAGTGCCAGTGGCATTCATGCTCGTCACAGCCCTTATTATGTTCGTACTGTGCGTGGAGATAACAAGGACCCGCTGACGAAGTTTATGATCGATAAGGGTGTGCCTAACGAACCTTGTGTGATGAAGGGCGACACAACTACAGTCTTTAGCTTCCCTATCAAGTCTCCAGTAGGAGCAGTCACTAGGAACGATATGACAGCCGTAGAGCAGCTAGAGATGTGGCTGATATACCAAAGGTCATGGTGTGAGCATAAGCCTTCAGTGACGATCTCAGTACGTGATGAGGAGTGGATGGAAGTAGGTGCATTTGTCTACAAACACTTTGATGAGATGTCAGGGGTATCATTCTTACCTCACTCAGATCATACTTACCAGCAAGCACCATATCAGGACTGTACTAAAGAGGACTACGAAGAATTATTATCTATTATGCCAAAGGCTATTGACTGGTCTGAACTTTCAGAGTATGAGAATGAAGATAACACTGCTGGTAGTCAAACAATGGCTTGTAGTGGTGATACTTGTGAACTTGTAGATTTAACATAGAGGAAAACCTGATGTATGTTTTAGTTCTTATTATGTTTCACGAAGCAAACTATAAGATTACCGCACACGATGTATTCTTTACAAGTCAACTGTCCTGTTACGAGTTTGCTGAACCAATAAAGGATAGGCTTATGAATACTAGACCTTCGCCTGATTCATCGGTGAATTACTACTGCTTTCAAATACCAGAGAGTGTATAGGAGATTGTAATGGCTAAGTGGGACTTAAGTAAGATGGAATCTGATAATGTAAATAGTCCACCACACTATGGACAAGGCACTATTGAGTGTATCAAATACATTGAGGACTTCTTAAGTAAGGATGAGTTTGTAGGATACCTACGAGGGAATATAGCTAAGTACCTTCATAGGTGGCGCTACAAGAATGGTTTAGAGGATCTTAAGAAGGCTGACTGGTATCTATCTAAACTCATACAGGTGGAGAGTAAGAAATGATAAGCCTAGATCAGTCAGTAGACTTAGTACACTTAGGTATTACACTCTACTTGGTCTGGAAGGTACATAAACTACAACAAGAAGTAGACTATGCTTACTTTACACTGAGTAACCTACTAAAGTCTTTAACCAGTACTTTTAAAGCAATGACACAATAGAAAAAGCCCCTGCGTCCAACTAAGGATACAGGGGCTTCTTTATTGTATACACCAGCTAAGGTGGTTTTTGTGAATTACTTACCGAAGAATTTAGATACTGACCTAATTCCTATGGATGCTGATACGATCCCACCAAGGGAATACTGATACCATGTTGGCATAGTTTCAAGTGCTAGAAACCCAGCTTGCACTATAGCATTACCCCAATCACCACAGAAGGCTAGTATCAGGGGAATACTGAACAGTAGGGTTATCCACTCATCCTTCCAACTATTTTGTGTAGCCTGTATAGCAGCTAGATCCCAATCTATCTCACCTGTAAGCTGTTTCTTCTTAATCTCAGCCTCAGTGAGTTTGATCTGTGTCTTACTGTCGATTACACTTGTAGCTAGACCAGCTACACTACTTAAGATTTG